CATCGATATCGAATTCTTCATCACTCCAACAGGAGCTTCGTTTGAAAATATCTAACAATAATTTATGGGGGGGATAATATCCCCCCTTTAGCCAAATGAAAAAAGAGTTTACAGAAGGATTTAAAAGTGAGGGGTCACCAGACCTTAAGTATTATGCGTTCGATTGGGACGATAATATTGTTCATATGCCAACAAAAATTTTAGTTAAAGATGATGATGGTAATGAAGTCGGAATGTCTACTGATGACTTCGCCGAGTTCAGACATATGATTGGTAAAGAACCATTTACATATAAGGGTAATACAATTGTTGATTATTCGGACTCTCCATTTAGAAATTTTAGAACAGATGGAGACAAGGATTTTTTGGTGGATTCTTTAAGGGCTAGAAAGGGTCCTGCATTCGATGACTTCAAAGAGGCAATAAATAATGGTTCAATATTTGCGATAATAACCGCCAGAGGACACAATCCAAACACTATAAAACAAGCAATTTATAACTATATTATAGAAGGATTCAACGGAATCGATAAAGATGAGTTAATTAAAAATCTAAAAAAATATAGGTCTTTTGTGGGTGAAAATGAAATGACGGACGAGGAACTTATCAAATCTTATTTAGAACTTAATAAGTATCATCCGGTATCTTTTGGAGACGACAAAGGGGCGGTTAACCCTGAAGAAGCTAAAGTCGAAGCAATGGAAGATTTTGTTAGTTATATTAAAGGAATGGCAGCAGTACTTAATAAAAAAGCATTCTTAAAAAATGATATTGCTAATAAATTTAATCCAGAAAACTTATCAATAGGATTTAGTGACGATGATCCAAAAAATATAGAAGTAATGCAAAAGCACTTTAAAAATAAACCAGATAATATAGTAAAGACTTATTCTACTGCCGGAGGCTATAAGAAAGAAGTAAATTAAGAATACGAATATCAAAAAAAAAGTAAATAGAAAAATTTTTGAGAACAGATATATTTATCTATAAAATAACAGAAAAAAAAAATTTAAAAACACATGGCTGATTTGTTAATGAAAATGCCGATTCCTTACGAACCAAAACGACAGAATCGTTTTATCTTAAGGTTTCCATCATCTCTTGGTATAAATGAATGGTTTGTTGAATCTGCAGCAAGACCACATATTGTTATAAACCCTGTTCCAATTCCTTTCTTAAACACTGAGACATATGTCGCTGGTAAGTTTACGTGGCAAACAATTCCGGCTGTTTTCAGAGACCCAATTGGACCTTCCGCAGCTCAGGCTCTTATGGAGTGGGTTCGTTTACACGCAGAATCCGTTACAGGTCGTATGGGTTATGCTGCGGGTTATAAAAAAGATGTTGACCTTGAAATGTTGGACCCAACCGGTGTTGTTGTTGAAAAGTGGATTTTATACGGAACATTTTTGACCGATGTAAACTTTAACTCTTTGAGTTATGCTCAGGATGCATTGGCAACAATCAACTGTACACTTAGAATGGACCGTTGCGTACTCGTTTATTAATTTATCAAGATACTATTTATTAAAAATAAAACACTTTTATATTTAACCGTAAAGAAATAAACTTTACGGTTAAATTTTTATATGGATAATCAAGCAAAAGAACACGGTCAATCGAATTTTTCGTTACCACACGATGTTGTTCCTTTACCAACACAAGGAGTCTTCTACAAGAATAAGAAAAAATCAATTAAAGTTGGATACCTAACTGCTAACGATGAGAATATTTTAATGGCGGGAGGAAACGACATGACTCAAACTTTGTTGAGGTCTAAGATATACGAACCTGATCTTCGTGTTGAAGATTTAATGGAAGGAGATGTTGAAGCAATTTTAATTTTTTTAAGAAATACCGCTTTTGGGCCTGAAATGGAATTAAACTTAACTGACCCAACTACAAAAAAATCATTCAAAAGTACTGTTAGGTTAGATGAGTTGGACGTAATAAAGGGACAACAACCTTCAGATGATGGAACATTTATCACCACGTTACCAAAGTCTCAAACTACGGTGAAGTTAAAACCTATGAGTTATGGTGAAATACTAGAGGTTCAAAAAATGTCGGATTCTTATCCACAAGGTAGAACCGCACCAAAAGTTACTTGGAGATTAAACAAACAAATTTTAGAAATTAATGGTGTAACAGATAGATCAGAAATTTCAAAATTTATTGACCAAATGCCAATCGCGGATTCCAAGTACATAAGAAAGTTCATGGATGAAAATGAACCTAAATTAGATTTAACGAGAACAGTAATAGCCCCATCAGGAGAGAAGCTAACAGTCAATGTTGGATTTGGGGTGGACTTTTTTCGCCCTTTCTTCTAATTACAGAAAATCTCAAATAGACGAGTATTATTACTTAACTAAGTTGTTGAATGTTTCATATCAAGATTTTTTAATTATGCCATTATTTATAAGAAAATATCTTTTGGATAAATGGGTTGAAGAAAACAAAAAGGACTGAAAAATCAGTCCTTTTGTATTTATAATATATAGATTTAATTACATATGGCAGACAAAAATTCCATTGAACAACTTAAAGAAGATGTTTTAAATCAACTCAAAGTTGATGCTAATACATTTATAGAATCCTCAGATGCTTTATCACAATATTCAAATGATATAAATAAACTTTTTACTCAGGGCAGACAGAGGATGCTCGAACTCCAAACCGCTCTGGCGGATACTACTCCAAGTATCGCAAGAATGGGTGGGAGTATTGGAGATGTTGCAAATATAATTGGTAAAGTTGCAACTGAATCACGACGAAATGTCGTGGCTTCCACAGAAGAAGTTGGGTATAGAAACTATTGGTGATACATTAGAAGAATCTGTTAACTACGTTCAAAGTATTGGAGGTAATGCCGCGACGGTAATGAGAGATGTTACCAACAACATGGACCAAATGAACCGATATCAATTTGAGGGTGGGGTTCAAGGGTTAACAAAAATGGCAGCCCAAGCTTCTATGTTAAGGTTTGATATGAATCAAACCTTCCAACTTGCAGATAAAGTATTGTCTCCTGAAGGAGCAATTGAAACCGCAGCTGCATTTCAACGATTAGGAGTTGCAGCAGGAACTTTAGTTGACCCGTTTGCTTTGATGAATTCGTCAATTAACGATCCAGGAGCGTTGCAAGATAGTTTAGTCGATGTTGCAAAACAATTTACTTATTTTGATGAAAAAACAAAAACATTCAAAATTAATCCACAAGGGGTACTAACATTAAAAGAACTACAGACTCAAACTGGTGTAAGTGCTGCGGAAATGAGCAAGTTAGGATTGGCAGCGGCTGAAGCGGATAAAAGAATTTCTGCAGTAGGATCGGCAGGTCTTAACATCAAAGAAGATGACAAACAGTACCTTGCAAACATTGCTAAAATGGGTGAGGGAGGAGAGTATGAAGTTAAGATACGGAATGAAAAGGGAGAAGAAGACACAAGGAAGCTAGCAGAAATTACTCAAACTGAATTTGAAAATTTAATTAAAGAGCAAAGAGAACGCCCAAAAGATATGGAAGAAATTGCCAGATCTCAAATGAGTACCTCTGAAGTAATTAAAGGTGATGTTTCGGCAATACGTGCTAAAATTGTTGGTGGAGTTGTTAGTGCAGGACAAGTAGTACAAGCTAAAGAAGATATACGAGGTACCGTAACAAATGTGAGTGGAGAGTTTTCAAAAATGGGGACTACTAAAAGTGTTAGGGATGTTACACAAACCGGAATTACTGGCCTTCAAACTCTTTATGATGATATAACTAAAGGTAATAAAAGCACAGTTACCTCAATACAAGATTACTTAAAATCATCTGGTGATTTACTCGGTCAAGTTGAACAAGATTTTGTAAAATCTTTGGAGGATACAATGAAAAAAATACAAATGAATGCGAAGGAGGGTTCTCTTGAAAAAAAATTACTTGAAACAGAATTATTGACTGAAATTCGTGGGGAAATTAATGAGAAAGAAACCGCACTTAAACAAAGCTCGGGTAATCAACCCGTATCAAGTTTATTAGAAGGAAGACAAACACAAGTTCAAGAGATTACAAGAAATACAACAAGTACCAATGGTACAATGAAATCTACAATTGACATAGGTGGTACGATTAAATTAGAAGTTATTGCTCCAGCAGGAACTGATTCTCAAACGATTGATAGAGCTTTTTACAATTTATTTAATTCAGAGGAATTTAAAAATCTGGTAAGAAACATACAAAATGAAGGTAGAGGTCTTAGTCCAGTGACAACCACTTTTGGTAATTAAAAAACCTTAAACAATCTATTTATAAATAAAAAAAATATAGATGGCAAGTCCGTTATTAGATTTAACAAATTCAGAAGGGTTTAGAAAAAAACTTATTGTTAGGAACTTAACACCATATGCTAAGGCTCCGAATAGACCAACTCAGCCTATTAATACGGAATATGTTCAATCGGATACATCTGTACAAGACAGTCCTGATAAGTTAATTGATGAACCGTCTTTCGCAAATAAATTATTTCCATTAAACCAATATGGTAATGAAGGGGGATATGAACAAGTACCAGATCCAGGAGCATTATTAAATACAAAATCTAATGAGGGAGAATATGGGTATCAAGACGCAAATATAGTTGGTCAATCATTACCCGAATCTCAAAAGTGGAAACCACTTAATGTTTTTTCAAATGGAAGTCAAGTTCAGTTGGATAGTGCGGAGTTTTTTGGTTCATTAAATAGACCACTTACTACCAATAGTAATAATAACCAACCATATCCAACAA